CTTCCACTAGGTAATCTTATTTTATTTGACATAAGTGCTTCATTTTGTAATTCAGTATGCCACCTAGTTATTCCCAAATACTTATTTTTAAAAGCACGGTAATATTGCATCTGTTTTGGAGTACCTAAGATACCCCCATATAGCGGTTTAAAAGTATCTGCTTTAGCTTTTTGTCGTGATACTCCAAGTATCTTTGCAGTATAGCTATGAACATCAACTTTGTTTTTTATGTCTTTTAAAACTTGTTCGTCTTTAGCTAAAAATCCTGCAACTCTAAATTCTAATTGTGAATAATCACCTTCTAATATCTTCCCACCTTCCCACCTAGATGTAATACATTCTCTAACAGGAAAAGTATTACCTCTAGGCATGTTTTGGAAGTTAGGATTACGAGAAGATAATCTGCCAGTGCTTGTAACACATTGCATAAATTGTGGATGTACCATCCCATCTTTACTAATAGCTTTTTGCATACCCTCAACAAAAGTTCTTAGATAAGTTCGTATAGCAGAATAGCGTACATACCTTTTTAAAAATTCGTGTTCTACACCTTTTGTCGTTGATAAATAACTTTCTAAAATTACTTTGTCAGTTTTAAATCCCATAGCAGAACAATCAATAACATTTCTAGGTTTTAATCTTAATCCTGCTCTTTCATTTGTATTTTTAAATATTAAACCTTTTGTACCACAAGTTTTACAATGTCGTTTTACATTACTTGGTGTACCATCTTTTTTCATGTAAGTGTATTTACCAGTTCCTTCACAATTATGACATATAATTCCATGCGTTTTAAACTCTGGTCTTGCTAAAGAATTTATTTCTATATAAAAATCATTCATGTTAGCAAAGTTAGTTCTTCTTTTAGGTTTTTTTGTATTTCCTCTTTCTTCATAACCAATATTAAATCTTGTTGCCCACATTTTTTTGTCAGTAACTTGCATCGAATAAAAAAGTATAGACCTATCTTCTGGTGAATCTAAATTTATAGGAGTGTCGCCCATAAATATTTTTACTTTTTCATTTAAATATTTTTGTAAATCTACTAATTCTTTTTCAAACTTAACTTTTATGTTATTTAAAATGTTAGTATTAATATGCAAACCGTTCATTTCAATGTTAGCTAAAACTTTTGTTAGTTCCATAGACATTTGTATTGTTGGTACAATGCTAGTTGTCATATAAATCTCCCCAATTCATTTTTAATTTACTTAACTGTGCCATGGCTAATTGATAAGTACTTTCAACATCTTGTTTACCATACTCATACACTATTGTCCAAGGTATTCTTTCATAGGATACTTTATTCTTCATAAATGGTTGAATTAATTCACTTTTTTTAAGTGCAACACCCTTTCTTTTACAACAATCCTCTAATGAAAATCCCCACTTAATACCTCTTGCCATAATATATTCCATAACCATAGTGTCATGTAATTTTTTGTCGTAAGTAAAACCACATTGTACTAACCAACTAAAATCAAATTTTATGTTATGTCCTATAAGTACATCAGTTTTATCTAAAACATTTTGTAAAATTTTTTGTGCATTAGGTGTTGGAGGTTCGTCTCTATGATAAAAACATAAATACTCAACTGGATTGTCATCAATCTTATAACCAACAGAAACTAAATTGTTTCCGTTAAATGGACTAGATATTATTTTATTTTCGTCATCAACATCAAATGTTGTTTCTACATCAACTGTCGTTATCACTTTCAAAAACTCCCCTCTGTATACTTATTCTTGCATGTCTTGAACCATGCCAACCATTTAATTTATTTTTACTTACTGTTATACAACGATAAGGGTCAGATAAATCATTATTGTCAGCACCTCTTCCTATACCTAAAATTAAATCTGCTTCTCCCGCTTTACCTGTTCGTGAATTATCTAACATAGAATAATCTATTATTGATTTACCTTCTGCCTCATAACTTGCCTGTGAAACAGCCCACATTAAACATTCATGTCGTTTTGCTATTTCTCTTGCTCTCACATAAACATCTTTTAATTTTTCATCTGTTCTATTGTAATTACCACTTATATGCACTTTGTCAAGTTGGTCTATAAACATAACATCGGGTTTATAAATTCTTGCATATTCATTTATCTCATCAATGTGTGTACCTACGCTATCAAAAACTGTTAACAAAGGTTTTATTTTTGTTAAGTATTCTTCTTTGTAATTTTCTAAATTGTCAGCAATATATTCTTTTGTTTGATTAAAATAAGATTGTACTATTCTAAGTTTAATTCTAACTGCGGGTTCTTCGTTAGCCCAGTATGTGACTTTCTTTCCTTGTTGTATATACCCAGATGCATTAAAACTAGAAAATGTCGTCTTACCTATTTCTGGTCTAGCAAATAAAATAACAAAATGTCCTCGTTCTAAAGCGGGAACATTGTCAGCTAATGTCAGTAGTCTATGTTTAAACTCTCCACTATTACCATTTAATGTAAATAATTCTTCTAAATCTTCTTGTACTAAATGATAAGTTTCGCTACCTACCATGTTTTGTTCATCCAACATTTCTACTAATCTTCGTAGACTACTTATGTCTTTGTCAGCACCAGTATAAATGTCAACCGCTTTTTCGCCTATTTCTTTTGCTTGTTGTCTAGCCCAAAAGTTTTTTATAGCGTCAAAATTTAGTTCCGATATGGAACTATTTTCATCCAATTCATCTATTCTATCTACTATATTCTGCCTTGTAGCCTTCGGTACTGCGGGATATAAGTCAGCATACATGACCTTTAATTCTCGCAGATTTAATACTTTTTCTGGATATTTGTCATGTATTTTCTCTATTAGGGTGTATACCATACCGTATTCGTGATTAAACATGTCAACATCAATAAATCTACGAATTTTGTTGTAGTGTTCGTAATTTAGACAAATAGATAAGATTTCAGTATGTATCATTCATCCAACCCCAAGCTTTCTTGTTTACTCTATCTACTAACTTTTTAATATCTTCATCTAACATTTCTTTTATATCTTCTTCTAACAATAAAAACTTAGCATTCATATTTAAAGCCAAGTCATCAACTAATTGAACAGCTTTTTTACTTGCGTCTTTGTCAAGTGCTATTCCAATCTTTTTATATTTCTTTAACACATCAATATGAGTTTGTAAAAGGTTAGTTCCTAATAAAGCTATCCCCGTGCAAAATTTAGATATAGTTAGTGCAGATACCACATCTTCTACTAAAATTGCTGTATCACTATTTCCGTGTATAAATGGATACCCAGAATTGCCATACCTATACCATTTTGGTTTTTTATTTTTGTATAATGCTCTTCCAACTGCATCAACTAAATTATCATCTTTCTTAACTAAAAACACTGCTCTATGAGTATGTCGGTCATATCGCATAATGTCATAATAATCTTGTAAATCATAGTGTGTGACATATTCTCTGTAATCTTTGTTTTCTAATTTTTCTTCCCAATGATTTCTATAGTAAAATACCTCTGGCTCTTTTTGTTTTTCTATTTCATTAAATAATCTTTTAGATAGTTCACTACGAGTTCTACCTTTAATATTACAATCAGCATGAAAACAGTTATAAACTATTTTATCTCCACTATTTAATGCAGAGAATGTTTTTTTATGAAAGCATATAGGACAATCTATTCTGACTGCCTCATTAACATTTAAATTTAAATTCTTTAAAAAACTTTGTAGCATACTCCCCTTTAGTTTAGATACTGACCTCATAGTTTATAGTGCGATGTCGACCACTTACAACGCTGGCGGTTTTATCCAAGCTTCACAGTATCTAATAACCCTTATAAACTAACAAAAATTAATGTCAAGCATTACTTACCATTACATTTAATTTTTTTTTGTTGACAGATTTGTTTTTATCAGTAAAAAGGGAGAACCCCCTCCCGTGGGATATCTTATATATGTTTAGGGAGAATAAAAAGTTTTTAATCCATGTACCTACCGAAATGAAAAAATGGGAAGACAGGATGTATGACGCAGAATTTGAGGGAGAAATGCATAATTCACATGAACACAAGGCTTTACACTTACATTATAAAAATATTTATTTACATTACAAGTCATTACATGATAGAGGTATAGAGTATGAACCAACTTTTTAATTTATAATGTATAGAGTAATTGTCATAACTTTACTACTTTTAATTATTCTTAATACTTGTGTTGGTTGTACTTTTTTTGTTGCTAAAGAAACAATAGAAGTAATTGATAGTGCTTTAGAAAAAAGTCCTAACCCAGAAAAGAAAAAGAAGATACTAAAAAAACAACAAACCTTAAAAGATAAATCTAGGGAGTTTTATTGTAGTAAGGTTAAAGATAAGGAGAAATGCGGTGAGTAAAAGAAAGTATGAGGTAGAAATACAAATAGCCCAAACTAAAATTTATCATGTAGAGGCAGAAGATAAAAGAGATTTACTTGATAAAGAAAA